CCTACGAAGCGTCCAGGACGTCTTACGTTAACGGTTGCGCCAATTTTTCCACCAACGACAGCGAACTGATCATCATAGTTACGGTCAACTTCAGAAGTAAATGTTAGTTCGTTTTCTAGAACCATCAAAGCTTCATTAGTAATTTTTGAAATCGTCAATAAATTATTTGCCATGATACTAATTCCTTTAAGGATAAATTAAATTGTTACCTTAACGAATCTTTCCTAATTTGCGGCCGGCTTTCCAAGCTTGATAGTCGATTTGTTCGCCATCTGTATATACGCTTTGACTGCCAGTCCCACGAATAGGATTAATAGGTTTCGGTGCATTAGACTTCACCGCAACAGGCTTACTCTTAGCTGGTTCTTCGGTTTGCACCTCAAACTTCGCTTCCAACTTACCAATCATTTTCAAAGCTTGTGCAGTAGATAGGTTTGCAATCTTGGCACCCAGTTCATCATCTGAAGCTAATTCGTACAGAATCCGTGGACCAACATCACTTTCCAAAATCGCATCACGCACCGCATCACTTACAGCAACGGTTGATGATGCAACCATATCTTCGTAATCAGGTAATTCAGCTTTTACTGCTTCAAGCTTTTGTTGCCAAGTTTTCATTACTTCTTGTTGCTTGGCCTGTTCAGCTTGTTGCTTTATTTCCTGTTCACGTCTTGCTACTGCTTCGTTTGCTGACCATTCGGCTAAAGCTTCAGCGTATCTAAACGCATCTGCATAGTCATCAGGTTGTGGCTTTGTATTGACCTCATTCGTTTTCTTATTCGATTGCTGTCCTTCTAAAGCTTGCAAACGTGCTTCCAGCGCTTCCCTAGCGGCACGTTCTTGGGCGGCTTGTTCTTCTGCCGCTTTACGTGCTTTGGTCAACTCTGAAAACCGCTTTTCCAACTTGGGGTTGGGTTTTCGTTCCTCTGTTTCGGTCGTTTCCTGTTCAGTTACGGCTGGTTCACTCTGACCTTCTTCGGCTACTGGCTCTGATTCTGGAGTTTCCTCAACAGTTTCAGCCGCAGTTTCGGCCGGTTCGGTAGCTAAACCTAACTTATTAACATTCCATTCAACTACATTTTCACTTGTTACAACGTTTGATGCCAAACGTTCTGCTACATTTGCTTCTGACATGGATAACTCCAAGATTTGACCCGCTGAACCCAACGGTAGGTTGTGACTATATTACAACACTTTATTGTGGTTGTGCAACATTTCCTTGTCCTAATCCGACATTTGCTTGACCCATGTATTCGTACTGTTCACGGTTACGGGCGGCGATTTCTTTTTCAAGGCGGTTAGTGTCCATATGGTGTAACAAAAGTTCCATAATGGCATCAATTTCCATCTTATTTTGGCTAGTAATTGACCGTGTGTTTTGGTCATGCACTTTAACGCCAGCATTGAGGATTGCCCTTTGGTCCTCATGGGCTTGTTTAACCTGTTCAATGTCCTGGCGCTGTTTAATCATCATCTGTAACTGCTGATTTTGCTGGCCCATTTGTTGCATTGCGGCTTGCATCTGCTGAATTTGCATCTGGACCTGTGGCGGAACGCTTGAATTGTCATCAATATTAGCCAATGGGTTAACAGAAGCCAAACGGTCTGCAATAACTTCTGCACCTGGGAAATCCATATTACGGAACACCAAATCACCAATTTGACCAAACAAATTAGGGTTAGCTGTCAGGGCGGCCATCATTGATTCAACGGCTTCTTGGCGCTTAGTGCTGTAGCCAGGGCCGGTGTCCATAACAATGTCATATTCACCAATGGTTACGTCATTCAGAATCTTTTCAACGCCCTGTTCGTCTGTACCACGCTGGTTAATAGTAATAACTTTTGGCTTTCCATCATCCCCAATAATTCGCATGACCCGTTCTTTGTCATAAATCTTAGGAATTAGGTCAAGAATGATGCGACCAGTATGGGCAATAGAACGTGTCAAATTATCGTAATAGTGGAAATTGGTCATGTCCACTTGCATTTGCTGACCTTGTAGGGCTTTTCCTGACACATTGCCTTGTGGAAGCTGGCTTGGGTCATAAATACCTACAACTGCCATTAAGTCTGCATTAATTCCCGCCGCCGCTGACATAATTCCCGCTGGCGGTTGTTCCGGTGCTTGGCGGATGGGGGGTGGTGCCGGCTGGCCATCGGTATCAGTCTGCTTATACCGTAAATAAGCCATGGTTTTAGTATTAGCTTGTGACCATTCGTTTTCGTGACCCTCATCTTGTCCTTCCGCCATAATCCATTTGGCTTTGGGCGCCAGGGCGACCGATTCAGTAATTGATGTAACCCAGAAGTTATACATTCTTTGTGGGTCTTTGGCCATACGTACTAGACCAAACTTCTTGCGTTTGCCTTCAATAACCAGTTGTTGACCATAAGTAGGAATAACTGGGATGTGCTTACCAATCCAGCGACCTTCTTCAAGGATTTGCATAGCTGTTAGTTTGCACCAATGGATTTCTTTGCGCCATGATGTACGTCTAGACACTTCATAAATACCGGCCGCTTCCAAAAGGTCAGGATTTGGCATTTCATCTTCATAAACATGGGTGCCATCGGACAATAGAATCAGTTCAGCATTAACAATCTTGGTGTAAAAGTATTCGGCAAGGCGAATATCTTCCTTCATTACCCATTCAGCATTGCTATCACCTGTACCACGTGCGCTAAATCCGCTTCCATCTTCTGCGCCTGGGTACATTGCCCTGAAGTTTTCTTTAGGAATTACCGTTGTGATTAACACTTTTTCAGCATCTGAACCGTCAGGTAGCACCGAATTGGGGTCAAAATATACGGTAAAAGGATTGTCAATCGTATCAATGTAGATTTCTTGGTCAAATGACTTTTCATTTACATATTTGGTATTTACACGCCAATATCCCCAACCCATACGCACGGCTGATTCATAAGCGGTGTCATATGCGTGGTCTGCATTGGATTGATTTTCAATATGGCGACAGATACCAGTAATGATTTCTGCCATTTTTTCGTCAGATTCATGGTTCATACCATGCGCCTTCATGCGTGGGCGTTGCTGACGTTGTTGATTACATAGCTGGCGGATATACGCATCTACCTTATTAATTGTCAGGCAAGGACGGCTTTCAACTGAACGGCTGTTTTGGATTTCAACTGGCCATTGGTCGCCACCAGCAAACTTTAGGTCATCAAGGGCTTCGGAACGGTTGTTTGTGTCGGCATCGGCCGCAAATCTTAGGAATTGTTTTGCATCCTCAATTCGTGGGTCGTAATCGTATTCAACCGTTTCAGCCATAATTTATCCCATCCAACTAGATTGAACGTGGGGAACCGTCCTTTTGGGCGGCTTCCTTGGTTCGTTAATCATTAATCCTATGTACCTGAAGGCATCGGCCCCGTTTGAATAATGGTCGTGAAGTGGCTTCTGACTGAATTGTTTCGTTTCGGGGTCAACATCATACCGGTAATGTCTTAAGCATTGTAAGCCTTCTTCGCAATTTTGCCTATCGAAATAGCATTTACTGAAGATTGTTCGTGCCGCATTTATCGAATCTGAAACTGGTACACGGTCTAAAACTTTTGTCATTAAACCAGTTTGTCGTACAATTTCCTCTATGGAACGACCAGTCCCTAAGGACTTTGCTTTTGCATCGTGTGGCAACCAGATGGTATCAATCATGTAACCAAATGACTGGATTTTTGCTAACCAGTAGCTAATCGTCTGCTGTCTATCTTCTAAGTATCGAATCAGCCTTGTTTCCGTTGGGAATAGCTGGACAAACCACACGGCTGTATGGTCATTCCACCCCAAATCGAACACAATATGAACGCCCTTGGTAGCATCGTATGGCACATTCGTGATACGGCCCTGTAATTCAGCCATAGTCATTTCTTTAGCAAATATGGCACCGTCAATAGTCTGGCGTGGAATACCTTCCCATACGTTGTTATATGCTTCTGGGTCACGTGATTGAAGTTGTCGGCGTTCTATATCCAACACTTCTGGAAAGTATGGATTGTCACTCCAGTTAAGTTTAGTAACAATGGCGTTATCTGGCGGATTTAATACGAAGCGCTTATAGGTTTCATCGGTTGGCAGTTCTGGGTTAAATGACACCCAAATTTCGCTGTTTTCTTTACGGATGGTAGGTATCAAAACCCCCCAGGACAGGGAACTAACGTTGTTGGCTTCCTCTACCCAGCAAATATCAATTCCTTCGATAGATTTTAGACCGTTGATATTGTTCTTAATGCCGGCAAAGATGAACTCCGTGCCGTTTATGCCCCTAATAGTGTTTTGGGTGATTTCATAATGGGCTTCTAATTCCATGGCATAGATTTGGTCACTCAATAACTTGTGAACAGAATCCTTAATACTGGTCTGAAACTCACGGGCGCACAGAACACGAATAGGGCTTTTAATGCCTTTAATTAATAACGCACGGGAAATTCCCCAAGATTTTGCACCCCCACGTCCACCGTACAGGATTCTATAGCGTGATTGCTTGGGTTCAAATAAGCATCTTAATTTGGCTGGAAACCGTTCCCTAGCAATGGCATCTTTAATCTGTTGTGATGGTTCCATCAGGTTCCACAAACGTTATTACTACGCCAGTCTTTAGTTCAGCACCATTAGGCCCTTGGATTTCTTGAATGGCGATTGCCTTGCCATCCAGTCTATCCGCTACTTCTTTTACGGCCCATGCTTCACCGGCTTCTGCTTGGTCAAGAACCTTATCTACTATCTTGGCAATCTTCTGGGGATTCTGGGCTAATGCCCTACGCATAGCATCTAGGAATGGCTTATTCTTGCTGGCATTGTTGTTGCCAGGCTGTCCACCCCTTGAATTATTCGTTTGTTCGTCCATATTCTTGAATTATAAATACTTTTTGTGGTAATTACGCAACAGGTTGTGTTACGGTAATATTTTCTGGTTTCACTTCTACTGGCTGACTAGCTAAATGGTCATCTACTTGCTGTTTAGCGCTTGCATGAAGCTTTGCATATAGTTCCATTACTAATTCCATGGGTAGCTTTTTAAGGCCGGCTAGGATTAGTTCCATATCTTTAACAGAATGGCTAAATTCCAATTTGATGTTGTCTAAACTCATTTTTTCTTACCTTTCTTTTTTTCTGCTTCACGTTTTTCTGAATATGCTATTGCTAATGCTTGTTTGACTGGACGGCCAGCCTTAACTTCGGTGGCCACGTTCTTTTTGAAAGCGGCGGGTTTTGCTGATTTAATTAATGGCATATTATCCTTTCTTAGCCGTTTTAGCTGATTCTTTAAACGCCTTAGCTGTTGGGGCGCCTTTGGTTCCAGGTTTACGCATCTTTTCTACTGGCTTACCTTCGGCCTTTTCACGCTTGATGCGTTCTTGTTTAGCATGGATATTGGCATATAAGCCAGGTTTAGTTGCCATTTTTAGCGGTCTTTCTGGTTGTAGCCTTTTTCAATGCTGGCTTGCGTTTAATAGATTTGGAGGCCGGAAATGGTGTTTCTGGCGTTTCATCTTTAATTTGAAATACGTAATGAACATCCAAATTTTCAACAACCATGTCCACTTTTTTGGTTTTATACCAGCCAAAGTGGTTCATTAACTTTTCAAACAACGGGGTTCCATCTAATAGTTCCATTATGCTTCTGCCTTTTCAGTAGTAAAACAAACGTCTTGCCATGACATGATTAAATAACGTTCTTTGTCGTGGAAGTATTCTGTGAACTTTAAATATTCTTCTTGGGCATCTTTACTCATTGTCCCAAATCTTATGTAATCACCGACTTGTACCGGCATTGCTTCACGGCGCCCGTTTATTCTTCTTCCAGGGCCTACAGCGACAACAGTACCCATATTGTCGGCTTCTTTGTTGTCAACAATAATTACGGTACTTAGGGTGCGTTTATCCGGACGTACAACAATTTTGTCGCCCATCGGTTTTAATATAAAATCTACATCAGCCATTTAGTTCTCCGTACTACTTGGTTAGAAAGGCCTACAAGTTTCACGTGCTTGTAGGTCTTTCGCTTTTAATCTTCGTCTGTTACTTGTGTTGGTGCTTGTGTTGGCGGTTGTTGACCTGAACCAAAAGTAAATGGAATGTCCTTGCCCGCTTTGGGTGGTGCAGTCCAAGTACCTTTGTTTTTAGCCAAATTCACCAATCTTGCATCCTTTAGATAAGCTGATGTTTTCAGCAAATCAGTCAAGCTAGTTTGGTTACTAGCTGGGTTCAGATTGGCGGTAAATTCTGCCATGATTACATATCGTCCTGGTCGTGACCTACACGTTTGTGGTCATAACAAACTGACTCACCCATGTTACCGCTATTAAATTCACCCAAACGGCCGTCATGCTTGCCCATGTGTGCGGAAGGACGTACACCCATGCCATCTTCCATACCCATAGCTACCCCGCCAACAAGCTTACCATGACGTTCGCCAGTAGTATCGCTTGATGTTGCACCTTTAGGTACTTTTTCGCCGGTTGCACCTGGCATGAATTTGGTGGAATTTACGCCTTTTTCAGTACCTTTTTTTTCACCAGTACGGTCATTTGATTTTGCGCCTTTAGGCAGTTTTTCGCCGGATTCGGCTCTTGTTGAATACATATTAATTTCCTTTTTGCAAAAAGAACTAGAAAAGCCTAGTTTCCCTATTTTATAACTACTTTTTTAATTTGGCTATATCTTTCAATATGCCATGCTTTTTTTGGTCATCAGGTCCCATTATTGGAACACCAGCTAAACCTATGCCGGCAAACAATGGTTGACCGTTTTCCATAATGTCTTTTTTAGCCGCTTCTGGCATATCAAAGTAATGCACTTCTTCACCAGCAATTTTATTAAAAATTTTCATTTTTTCGTTTGCTGGCAATTGTCTATATTGGTCCATTGTGTAACCTTGATTTTTAATGCCTTCTTCAATATCTTCAGTTCTTAAACTTCCGCCTGAATGTTCTAAATTGGCTTTTTTAACGGCAATACCCCATTTTTTACCATATTTATTAACAAAATCTGGAAGAATTTTGTCATAAAACCCTTTCATACCTTCGCCGCCAATTTCTAAACCTTCTCCAGAAATAGATTTAGAATCACTTCTTTCAATAGTTTTTCCTTCATCATTAACAATTTTTCTAACCATTTCTTTGCCTAAATGTTCTTCAATTTGTTCTGGTGTATAACTATTACCCATATGGGAACGGTGGTTTTTGTCTATAGCACTTACTGTATAAGTACCGTCATTATTTTTTTTGTAATAAATTTCATCAAGGTGTTTGCGTAAGTTATAACGTTCTGCCTGTTGTTTTCCTGTTGTAAACGCTACACCTTCATAATCCCCTTTGGCGGCAATATCTAAAGCTTGCTTCATCAACATTTCATGCCAATTCTTTTTAAATGGGGCATCAGGTACACCATTATTTCCATTCAACTTTTGACTTATTTCATATTGTTTTTTTGAAATTTCATCAATTTGATTAATGTAATCAAGTTTTTGCACCATGTTTCCAGCGGCTTCTGCTTCATCACGTTTTTCGCCTAACAATCGTTTATCTTTTTGCAAACTATCATATTGGCGGCTTAAATCAAATGCTTCATCTTTATCTAAAGGTTTTATATAGCCTTTTTTTCTACCAGCTTGGTGCCAATCTGATTGAACTTCTTCAACCATAAGAGTACGTTTACCGTTAATATTTCGGTCATTAAGTCTTAAATGTCCTACAATGTTTGGTTGGTCATAATGATTAGAAGTAAAATTATTAACACTTCTTGACCTACGCCAACGTTCTATTGCTTCTTCTTTAGACTTTTCAATAATTGGTTCTGACCCAGGACCATCAGAAGCTACCCAATATCCACCTGAAACTTGTTTAATAACAGGTGGTTGAGTAGGATAAGTTGTTAAAACTTCCCGATATTCATTGTATGGCCCTGGCAACGTGTAATCTTCATATTTAGCGCCATCATTATGCAAATCCAAATTGCCTTCTTCCATGTGATGCTGTGCCAAGGCTGATTCAACATCACTTATATCGTATAAACCATGGCCGTTGCTTAAATCTAAAAAACGTCCATTTGGGGTTTTAATTGAATAACCGGAATCATCATTGCCATATACGTCATATCCAAAATCATCGTAATAATGATGTATTGGATTTTCATAATACATATCATGGGATGATTGTTTAGCTTGTGCGGACAATGAATCTTTTACGTGTTGATGTAATGCGGCATCAATTTCAGGGTCGGTTTCATGTCCAGCATATTCTTCAGGAAATTGTTTTTTAATTGCTTCTTTTTCCTGATGATATATATCTGGGTCGTTAACCATGTCATGATGCAAATCTTCAGCTAATGAATCTATGTAATCTTGGTCGTGATATACATCACCACCTTGTAAACGGTAATCATCTGGACTTACTCCATTTTCTTCACTACCCAAAATATGTTCATTTAGTTTTAATCTATTTTCTTTAATATAGTCTGCAACTTCTTGTTTTGTAACAGAAAGTTTGCTTTTAAGAAAATCTTTTAAACCAGTAACGTTCAATTCTTCAATCTTAACCCCTGGCGTTTTTTCTAATTGTTTAAGGATTTGGTCGCCAGTACCTTTAGGCTGTTGTATTTTATGAATAGCGTTTTCTAATGCAGAATGAAACCCCATTTCATCTGGTTCAGATTTAACTATATTGCCGGTTTCTTTAGACACGTCTTGAATAGACATACCTACGGGTAAACCCTTAGTTAATTTTGCCGCTTTTGTTGCTAAAGGGGCGGCCATTAATGCCGTATTTGCTACATCAAAAGAAGGTTCAAAACGGCCTGTTTTCCATATGTCTAAACGATTACCGCCGGTGCCTGTGACTTCAGATGGGTTTCTAAATGGGTAATCGCCTTGTCCCCAACGCTGAACTTCTTCCGGTGCTTTGCCTAATAAAACGTCACCTAATTGAGTTCCGCCGATTAATGGAACATAGTCTTTAACGTAATATTGATTAGCAAATTTTTTGGCGGCATCAAGAAAATCACCAATTTTTGCAACATTGGGATTGACGGTTGGTATTGGACCAATCGTGGCTAGTTCATTATCGTCAGGCATAGCTAATTTTATAGGACTTCTATCATTACATCAACGCCGCCGCCTTTTCTGATTTCACCACGTTGAATCATTAAAACGTCTATTTGGCCGTCATTGTCATATACCCCAGCATCTTCAAGGGCATCCAAAACGGCTTTAAGTCTATTGTCTAAATCGGTAACTATTTTAGACCGTGGATACAGCCAAAGCGTAACTTCTAGACGTTGGTTATTATACTTTGGTACGTTTTGTTCAATAACGCACTCTGATACCGCAGTCTTAAATTCCCGCCCCGCCTTACTAAGAACGGTATGGCCACGAAAGTTACGCCAATAAGTGTTTACAGATGGTGGATAAGGCAGTTTAATAACGGTCATAGTAAGTATTTGATTCTTAATAAAGTTTTGGTAGTATTGCACAAACTTCTTAAAAAGGTAAGTTATGGCTAACCCAGGGTTGACACGTGAACAAATGCAAGAAGCTATTAACGCTTTTGCTAAAACAGGAACCAAATCAGAAGCGGCAAGATTGCTTGGTATTAATGAAAACACTTATCACAGCAGATGGAAAGCCGCCCAAGCCGCTGGATTAAAACCAACTATACCAACAGTCAATAAAGAAATGAACGCTTTATTAGAAGCGCAAGACAAAATTAGGCAGTTGGAATCAAGTATTCAAGCACATGAAGAAAACACATTAACTGCCGAATATATTAAAAATGTTATTTTAAAAATGTCCAAAAAAGCGGCATCCCCACCTAATTGGTTATTACGTCCTGGCAAAAAGAAAAAAAGCGCTGGAGTACCAACTTTATTTGCATCAGATTGGCATTGGGGCGAAGTAGTTGACCCCAATCAAATTAATGGCGTAAACGAATACAACGTAGCAATTGCACAAGACCGTGCAAGGGTCATGATTGAAAAGACAATTGATTTGTTAAAAAACCACGTAGCCCTGTCTGATTATCCTGGGATTGTGTTTGTTTTAGGTGGTGACATGGTATCTGGCGATATTCATGAAGAACTAATGGCCACTAATGCTATGGAAATTATGCCAACTGTCATAGATTTGTTTGGCGTTTTGGTTTGGTGTATAGAAACTTTGGCAAATGAATTTGGAAATGTCTTTGTTCCGTGCGTTTCTGGCAATCATGGACGTAACACGCACAAAATTAGGGCAAAAGGTCGCAACTTTACATCCTTTGATTGGTTACTCTATCAGTTTCTAAACAAACGATTTGAGGGTGACGACCGTGTTCAATTTCATATTCCCGATGGCTCTGATGCCTATTATTCAATCTACGGACACAAATATTTACTTACACATGGCGACCAATTTCGTGGGGGTGACGGTGTCATTGGCGCTTTAGGTCCAATCATTCGTGGCGACCACCGTAAGCGGTCTAGAAACGCCCAGATTGACATGGAATACGATACAATGATTCTAGGTCATTGGCATCAACTCATCCAGCTAGAACGCCTTATCGTCAACGGTAGCTTAAAAGGCTACGATGAATACGCATATGCTAACAACTTTGGATTTGAACCACCACGCCAAGCATTATGGATAACGCATCCTGAACACGGTTTGACATTTAGTATGCCGGTGTATGTGGAACGCAAACAAAAAGAAATTAGCAAAGAGTGGATTAGCTGGAAATGAGGTTAACGCCTGAAGTGTTACGCAATTTATACAGTACGCTGTATTGCGTTTATCCATTCACAAAATGGCAATTGCCTTTGCCGGAAGAAATTGATTTCCAAGTTGATAAGCATGACAAAACAACTATGGGAACGTATATGTATGACACGGGTGATGAATATGCACATACCATTACTGTGTCTGCCGCTTTATGTGGTCACATGATGACAGTAATTCGTGTGTTATGCCATGAATGTGTTCACATGAGTTTTCACCGTCAAAAAGGTGATAAATGGGCGCATCATTCCAAGCAGTTCCGTACTAGGTGTTCTATGGTTGCCCATGAATTAGGCCTAGACCCCTTAGAATTGTAATTACTTAGCCATTAGATACAACCCAATATTGCCAATAGCATATCCAAAATATGTGACAGCCAATCCAATATTGCCTTTAAATCCTTGTTCAGCAGAAATATAAGCATAGATTAACCCCGTGACAATAATAAGCCAGCTACTCATTTATTAACGCTTTCGTTTCTTCAAGTAATTCTTCTTCCGTGACAGCGTACTCCCTTTCAAAACGCTTTCTACCCATTCCGTGAATACCGGTATCGAATCTGTGATGGGCGGGGCATAATGGGATAACAGGGGCATTACTTCTTTTGCCAGTTCGTCTAATGTGATGCAATTCTGCTGGCGTTCCCGGAGTTCCTTGATGCCGACATAACGCACAACCGAGGTCAGCGATTTTACTATTACGGATTTTGTCATTCTTAGTCATTGATTAAATCTGCCTGGGGTACAAAAAATGCTGGTCGGCCGCCTTGTGGGTCTTTCCAATACTTTTGTTGCTTTGCATGATAACCGTACATATATCCACGTACGTAATACTTACCATTACATCCAGTTAACAAATAATATTTTCTTTCATCTGCATCTGTAGAATGGATTATAAGACTACCGTGTAAATGTTCTGTAGCACGTACGTCATGCGGTCCTACATCACACGCACCTGGCGTACCTTTAGACCAAAAGATTTGCAAGTGTTTAGCAAGCGCACATTCAGCTAATGCGCCTTCAATAGACATTTGCCATCCATTGCTGTCTTTAGCGCCGTAACGGTGTTTTGAGCCGTTTTGAAAGCATTGCACGGTACGTTGGCATCCTACAAACGCCGCCATTTGAATTTCTGCTGGCGACAACTGGATTATGACGTCCATTGCTTTTTAATTTCACGTAAACAATCAACTTCAATAGCCATTGCATCATTGACTAATCGGTGGGCAATCTTAATTGCATCTTCATATTTTTTATTGTTTTGCAATTCGTATAGTTTGTTTACGCTTTTTTGCATACTAATAATTAATTCTGAACGGTCAATCATTTGGTTAGCCTTTCTAAGTTACGGTTACTTGCTTCTTGTGTACGCCACGCTTCAAATCGAAGCTTTGCCGCTTCTAATCTAAATTTCCACATTTCTGTTTTATACGTTGCGGCGCCAATAGCTTTGCATAGGTCTTGATATTCCTGGCTGGCATATGCTTCACGTTCTTGGGCGCCCAATGATTGTTCATTAGACTTTTTCATCATTATTGAACGTAATGAATGACGATAGGCTTCCAACTCTGCCAACTCACCCTTAGCCTTTGCGTACTCCGGTGCGTATTCATATAAATAATCAACGCAATCATTTGGGTCAACAACTTTGGTATCTGGTTTCACTTTCTTCTTTCCATTTCTTTGGCCCAAGCATTAAGTGTTTTATCAAGCAATATTTGATTATCTAAAAGAAGATTTTTAAGTTGTGTAAGTTCTGCGTGTTGCTGGCGTACAAAGTCTGCATATTGCTGAAATGGTTTGCCTTTTCCATCGCCCTGTATCCAATAAATGTTTTCTAATTCATCAGCTATTTGTTTTGCGTTCATTTTTCACTTGCCTTTCTTAGTATTGCTCTAGCAAAAATAATGTTTTGTTCGCCTGTGTCAGTTTCCATGCCACTCCAAATTTCAATTATTTCATCATCTGTTAGTGTTTTTGCTTTCAACGCCTCAATTTCGGCTTGTTGCTGGCGTAGCATGGTAATTTGTGTATATAAAAATTCTGCTGAAGTTTTCATTAAAAGGCCAACATTTTTATCATGTAAAACCCATTCATTTGCTAATTTATCCGCTAGTTCATTTGCGTTCATAACCACATACCTTTCTGGCCACGGTTGCCTTTTGACCATTGGTCCCATAGGTCGGCAGTAAGTGTGTGGCGCCGTTTATTAAACTTAGGGTTAGCAAAATAAGACCTGAACCCGACAAGGCCGAGTTGATGCCGATATTGAAGAAGCTGGCGTATTTCGCACTCATGCCTGTACCTTTCCAATTGCTTGGCTGATTCGCTGTCTATACTGGGCCATTGATTCGCCGGCGTAAGCATTTAATCCTAATTCCCGCCCTTTGGCGATAGTTAATTCATCATTACTATACCAAGGCAATGCTGGCCGTTTCATTTCTTTTGGGGTCATGTCCAATTCGTCAAGAAACCGTAATCCATTAATCCAACTGCTTGCGTGGGGAATAAATTCTGTTGCTGTTTCTTTTAACTTCCAATATGCAACGTGCTGTTCAATAGATTCAACACATTTTTCTTGGTCATCTTTTGAAAGCCGTTGAAATGCGGTTTGTGCGGCTTTCTTTGCTACTTTTCGTGGATATAACTTCCAAAACTGTTCAAACATTTTTAGTCCTTTTCATTCACGGTCACATAACCGTACTTGAATCATACTAAAGATTTCTTTAGAAGTATAGATATTTTATTATGTTGTATAAAAGCTACATTACCGTTTGGTGGACGAACCTAGCCCACCTGGTTCGCCTTCAACTGTTTTACCTGTTCGGAGCCACAGAACCCGCCAGTCGTTCAAGGAATCGGCACTAGCTTCGCCACCGACTTGTGTGCTGTTACATCCTTTATTCCCCCAGTAGCACTTTCGTCTTAGCCGCTGGTGGTGGTGAATCCCCAGCTAAGAACGGACAGCAAGTTTACATCAAATGTTTTTTAGTTCTGGCCAGATTAACCACCAGTTGTTTGGAAACAACGTTTTTCTAGTGACTAAGCCATGGGATTCTTTTTCGATTGTGGCGGCCATTGTTGTTAGGTGGCCAAACGGAATACTGTCGTTATTACGCCATTGACACACCGCCTGGACTGATACGCCACACAACTTAGCTACTTTTGCTGGCTTGCCCAATAGGTCAATGATTTGTGCATCTGTCATTTATTTTCCTCACGTGGTAAATATTGCTTTACTTTCG